ATGTATAGCACAAGCCCCGCAACAATCATTGACTGTTGCGGGGCTTATCCAAAATCAACTCGCGCCCACACGCAAGTTGCGATCATTCACCCACTGCGAGAACGAGGTAAGACTACTTGAACCCATTCATTCATAGATAGTAGATACAGTTAGTTCGCAGTAAACCCATTATGACTGTTGGAGAAGGGATACAGCAAGGATTCGCATATTCTCTTGTCCCGTCCATTTTTCACCACAAACCCGACACATAGCCCGGTGAATATTCCATGTCAGAGCAGACCGAATGAATTTACCACCGCCCGAATAATCCACCTCACACACCTGCTGTTCTCCACAGACAGGGCATGCACCATTGAGAGAATGCTCGTGAACCTCTAGCCCGCGGATTCGGTCGCACCATGCGGCGGCGCATTCCATAGCCTCAAACTCTGTCACCTCTCCCGCGTCGATGCAGGCTTGCGCCCATGCTCTGACACCGGATGCCAGATCATCTCCGATACCGTACCCCTGCACGGTGTGCTCGATATGCTCCAGGATTTCTAGAGCATCACCAGAAATCAGCATGCGCGACCCGGAAGAACCAGCGCCCGGTGCTGAATTTGCGCCGCCTGCAACTGCATCATCCAAAAATTCTAGTAGAGGCTGTTCACGTATTATCTCTAGTTTCCCGTTGCGCTCCAGCATATGCGGTTTCCCATCCACTAGTTCAGCGACATAGGACAGCAGGGATGATTCAGCTTCGGTTTCGACAGGTGATCCGGCGGTGGTTTCCAGCATTGGTTTCTCTAATTCAGTTAGTGGTTGTGTTTGAGTTTTCCGAGTGAATGAGAATGATTTCTATGCGCGGGTTGGTTTTATCATACCCACCGAATCGGAAACATATTTCGGTGATATGTTCTGCGTTATCGTCCGGCACGATTCGCGCCTGCACCAGCGCATCCTGGATAGCTTTATAGGTGGGTGTGAAATTATCGAGATCAAATCTTCGACGGCTATTCTTGAAGATCGCCACATGTACCCTAATCCGTTCCAGCTTTTCCGGTATTTGCTGCTTCGTAATGGCCGCGATAGCAACCCGTTTGATACGCTGAAATTTCTCATTCCGTGCGTAATGGTGCAGCCGGTCATTCGCGTTCAGCAACGGCAGGTTACGTGTGGGAATCGTAAACTGCCATTGCTGCATTCCAGCGTTAGGCACGATTTCAGTCATTTTTCTAGCGACCACATATTTTGACGATAATGCCGATCTTCTGGATCCTCAAAGGCTTTTGCGACATGCTCCAGCGCAGCAACTAGTGAAGATAGCTGCTGCACGTACAGGCACGCATGGCTCCAATCGCTAATGTCGTAGTACCAACGGCCGTTTTCATTGACGGATTCCATGAGTGAGAGCATTTCATAAAGAAACACTGCGTGCTGATTATCACGGTTGCTGAGCGCAAGACGGATGACCTGTCTAATCTCCCACCAATCCTGAGAACTTAAGTTTTTGCATGGTGTAGGAATTTTGAAACCGTTTCGCTCAACATGAGAAACCCAATGCCGCCTAAGAGAGTCAGCCGCTTTCAAATAATCTTCACGACCATTTTTGCGCGGTGCACGCCAAATATATTTGAACGCCGCCCCAAAAAACCAGTCAGAAATTCTGCTAATAACTCTAGATGGGTCAAGCTCCAGGATAGGTTCGTAATGTTTCGGGGTTTGCACGATATTTCCCTCCATTTCTCTTGTCATTAGTACCAACGGGTCAGAAGTCGCTATATTCACAAATCTCACGCCGTCACCTCAGCGAGCGCGGTGTGTGTTTGTTGTGGTTGGTGTTTCTGCTGGTGGTGTTTGGCGTATTTTTGGCGTGCTTCGAGTTGTGCGTCGAGGATGGTTAGGGCGTTTCCGGTGTTGGTGTGTTCGGTGTGTTCCCAGGTGCAGGTGTTGCATCGGATGGTGTGGATTGTTCCAGTGGTGTGTCCTAGTGTGTCGGTGATGGTTTCGTGTTCTTCGGTGTAGGGGAATATTGGGTTTTTCATGGTGGTTGGTTCCTTAGGTTTTAGTTTTGCGTGGTGTGTTCCCATTTGGGTGGTGTGAGGGCGTATGTGGTGTTGTGGAGGGTTAGGTTTCCTTTGATTTTTCCGGTGGCGCATGCTTTGGTTAGGATTTCTGCGTCTTGGGGTGTGTAGGCGATGAGGGTTGAGGGGGCGGGGGCTGGGTATTTTCCTGGTTTCCCTATTGGGTCGTGGAATTTTACGCGGCCTTCGAGCCATAGGATCGCGGGTGCGACTGGGAATATGTATCTCTGCCAGTATTTGGTATCTGTTCGTGCGAAGATGAACGCTATTCCCGCGCCGCCGGTGTTTACGTGCTCCGCCATTTTCCGCAGCCAACGATCTATGCCGCGGCCGTAGGGTGGGTTTAGCCATACCCGCCCTTCCCAGGGTTGCGTGAGACCGTCTTCTAGCTCGGTGAAGGTTGTGGTGGCTCCGATCCAGCCGCGGTTTTCGATAGGTGCGGCCGGGTCGAGATCAAATTTTCCGAGGGGCTGGAAAATATGGGGGGGGTGAGCCACGTATCCGATGCGCTGGTACTTCTTTGCGGGATCGGCATTATCTTCCCTTCCTAATGATGTGGTTGATTATGTATCCATCGGCGTTGAAAGGTAGGGTCACATTGATAGTTGTTCGGGTGCCGTTGGGATCTACCGCCTGGACTATCACGGTTACTCCTAAAAGGCCGTGCTTATGTGCGGTATATTCTGTAATGGTTGCGCCGGGTGCTTCATGCTCAACTAGGCTGTGTACCCGGGCATAGATGGATCGATTATTCACGCTAACCGACGGCCTTTCTGACATTCAGTGTTCCGTTGGAAAATTCCCGGATGATGTAGTTTTTACCTGAGTCGTATTTGATAACAGCCGTACGCTGTTTCCCATGTGACAGCTTTGTGGTGTATAGATCTACTTCTTTAATCTCCCCTTCAAAATCAGTGCAGACTTGCGTGATTTTGAGAGCTTTCTTCATGAATTTAGATACGCTACTCATATCAGTTTCCTTCCCCGTTATCGTTGTCCCATTCCGCTATGATGTGAGCACCTTCTAGCCCGTGCTCTGGTGTGAATCCGAAAGCTATATCCACGTTATGACCGTCCGCAAAAACGACACGAACACCTTCATCCATACCGTGATCGCGGTAAATCATGTTCCCGATAGCTTCAATCACTCCGTGCTTAGAGATGAGGGAGCTAATAATTAGATGTGCTTGCTGACTAGGCGATGTACGTTCAAAAGGACTTTGACTAATCACGGCTCTGCGTCTCCTTTTTGTTGATTTTTATGCCGATACTTTCTCCGTCTGGAAGGATCACGGTTTCCTCCTCCGGGATGACAGCAATCAGGTTCATTCTTGCGTGCTCCGCTGCTACAGTGAGAGCTTCAATCTCAGTCTCAAACGTGCAGCAGATACCCGTATAGAACTCAGTGCAGTCTTCACACAGGATTTCCCAATCATCCGCCCCGTCTCTCTGAAAAACCTCAGGCTTATGCGTCCGATACGACACCATCGGCGGCAAATCCCGAATATCAACATCTACATGCCTATAAACCGTAGAATGAATAGCCGCCTCCGCCGGCACCTCTATCTGCAGCTCTCCATCCCTCAAACAATCACACGCGAGCGCATATGTCTGAGTCTTAAAGAAAAGCATTCTTTCTTCGTCATGTATATCGGTCGGATAATGGTAGTTCGTGCACAAATTGACCGGGTGCAAATCGAACTGGAAGAACGGGATGTGTACAGGTCGCGGCCAAGCCTGCACTTCCTCAGCAGGGTATTTAACCGCGCTCGCGAAGCGTGTATCGAAGATCTTGTCAAACATTTTTTCCGTCTTTGGTTGTGGTAAAGGTGATGTCGTTAAACATTTATTTCCCTCCAAGCTAGTGCACCCCTGAGGAATTGTGAGTTGTGCCTGCTGATTACGTCTTTCATGTATGTTTCTAGGTCGATTTCGGCGCTGGTTCCTGTTCCTGCTTCCATGCATCGAAGGATTCCTGGTGTTTCGCCGTGGATGGATAGTCTGGCATCGGCGCAGTCCTGGCAGTAGACCGTGAACTCGGTTGAGTCTGGTATGCCGCTTTGAGCTGGGTGGAACTTGGTGTTTAGCTCTGCTCGGTGCGGGTAGCCGCTTCTTGGTTTTGGTGTGTTCATTTTTCCTCCAAATTCGCCATCATTTCCGCGAGAGCTGTTGCGGCTTGTTGCGGAACAACGCCGTTGCCGATGGCTTTAAGTTGTTGCGCTCGCGTGAGGGCTAAATTGTGGCTGGTAACCCACCCGGCGGGTAGTCCCATCATCCACTCGCTAAATTCTGGGTTTAGCTGCGGTTTCCCGGTGCGTGATGGGCGGGTCGGGGCGGGGGCTTTATTCCCGGTGATGGTTTCCCATCGTTCGACAGCGGGCGCGTACTCGTGGAAGTCGAAATGTACTTCTTCACGGAGGTTACCGGTTCGTTTGGTAGGTTTCCGATCATCTTTGCCGCGTTTGAGCGCTTTAAGCCGTGCTTCGCCGTTTCTCCAATCCAGGCTATCCATCGTGTTCGGCGTGGGTAGCAGGTAGGGGATGTCTTCGGCGAGGTTCCCGCTGGTGGTTCGGCCGCGGGCGGTTAGGCGGCGCGTATACGTTTCTGGGAGTGGTGCACCTTTGATGTCTGAGCAGGTCGGGGTTGGAAAGAGGGGATCGGTATAGCTTCCCGCGTCAGCAGCACTCCCTCGGTTATGGCGTTCACCCAATCCGGTAGTAGCAGAGCTGATTTCGTGGCTCTGTACGGGTTTTTTCCGCCCCGCGCCCCGTCTGTCGCTGTAGGTGTAGGAATCATTGCGCCAGGCGAGGACGAAGACCCGTTCGCGGTGGTGTGGTGCTCCGATGTCTGATGCTCGTATAGAGCGCCATTGAGCGCTATACCCGAGGGAGGTAAGGTCGCCGAGTACACGTCCGAGTGCCCGCAAAGCAGGTTCGGTGTCATTGCCCCCCCCTGTTCCCATACATCCCGGGCAGGGTTCCAAATCGCTAGAGGCTGTCGCACTTCTAGCTCCTTTCACGTTTTCCCACACTACGAGGCGGGGTCGAATAGTTTTGATTGCTTCTCGCATGGATACCCACAGGTTCGAGCGGGTGCCATCCGTCATGCCCCGCCGAGACCCTGCCAGGCTCACGTCCTGGCAGGGCGAACCGCCGGAAATAATGTCTACCGGTGGCACTGTTTCCCAATCCACGGCGGTAACATCACGAAAATTCGGGGCTTCCGGGAAATGCTGCGCAAGAATCTTTGACGGTGCTTCCTCAAATTCGCACACCCACGCCGTCGTTGCGTTCAGTGCACGCTCGACAGCGAGCGCGAGGCCTCCGTACCCGGCGAAAAGTTCCCCGGCGGTGAGTTGATCTTTAGATGTTTTCATGAGTGGTTGGTTATGCGGCGAGGTGTTCTTTTGGATCCCAGACTTTGTTTGCGGCGCGTACGGTGGCTTCTGCCGCGAGCGCTTCGAAGAGGTCGCTAGGGCTAAAGGATGAGTAGCACCCTGCTAGTTCTTCGATGTTGGTGTCTTGGATGGTTTGGAGTTGTAGTGTGCTGGTGAGTTCGGCGAGTTTTTTCGCGGCTTCCGCGATTGCGTGGTATCTCTCTTGCGGTGTGTCCGTTTCTTCCTGCTGCGGTGGTTTTTGGGTGTAGGTGGCTTCTTCTATGAACCAGTTTTCGAGGTAGTTCGGGCTGCGATCCCAGAAAGTAGTAAGGATTACGGTGACGTTTTCTTTTTCGTTTTGCAGTCCAGCGGCTACATTAGCGCTATTTTTGCCCCTGTGTTCGATCGTGAGTGTGATAATTTCGTGGGCGGGAAATTCAGTCTTGAGAATTTCCTCTACTTTCGTTCTAGCTGTTTGCTGAGTGGTGCGTGTCATGAGGTGTATCCGTTTCGGCGGTTGGTGCTTGCAATATGTGCGCGCATGGTCTGATTGATGGCGTAGTTTAGAGCGTTCAGGTTAGGGAATCGTTTTGCAGGGACGAACGCTACGAGTTTTTGGCATTGGTCGCAGGTGAGTTTCCCAGTTTCTTCGTTGTAGGTGTGCGCGGTTTGCCCGTGTGGGTGGTAATCATCCGGCGGCACAGTTTGGGCTTGCCCGGCGGGCGGTTCGTAAAAGATGGTGGTGCTCATGATTTTTTCGCTCCTAACGGCTCGAGGGTGTACGTGTATTCATGGATGACGTGGGAGCTGGTGAGGTCTTGCAGCTCCAGCTTTTGGGCTAGGTGATCCCAGAGGCGGCCGGAACCGATGAAGAGTGATCGGCCTGCCTTTTCTATTTCGTCGATGCTCGCGTCGTTGATGATGACGGTTGCGGTGATGGATGGTGTTTCGGGTAGCGTTCGAGTGAATGTTAGTTTCTGTTTCATGGTTAGGCTCCGATCAGGAAGATAAGGAATTTCAGTAGGGCGGCGATGATAATTGCTCCGACTAGTGTTGTAGCTGTGCAGAGCAGCAGACCGAGGGTGACAGCAAAAACGTTGGTGACTGCTATTTTTAGTTTTTTCATTAGTGTGTTTCCTAGCGTTTTTTTGATTTCCGGGCGGCGCGGGCGGCCATGAAGGCGTTCAAACCAGCGACGGTATGGGCATGTTTGAGAGCTTTAATTTTTTTGGCTTTTTCGGGGTCTCGCGGCGGGAGCGGTTTTCCTGCTTTTGCTTCACGGATCTGCAGGTGACGCTTGTAGTCGTAGCGGCGGCGTTCACACGCTTTGCACCCGGCGGTGTATTGCCCCGATGGCAGATCTTCGCCGCATTCTCGGCAATGGACCATGCGAGTTTTGCCCCGTGCGACGATAGCGCGTTTATCGCCTATACGTTTCCAGTAGTTATGCCGTGATTTGCATGAGTAGCATCCGCGGGTGCGACTGGCAATCGGTTTTCCGCAGCCGGGGCAATTCTCCAGAGCTGCTTTTTCAGCTTTGCTGAGTTTGGGGGTGATGGGGTTTAGCCCTGGAATTCTGATGCTGTTATCGGTGCTTGTGAGTGTGCTCATTTTTGTTTTTCTCCTAGTGGGTGAAAGGTTCGATGAGGTAGAGAGCGGGGAACGCGGCGATGAAAATTGCGGTGAGTGCGTTCACGGTTTTTATCATTTGGTAGCCTTCGCGGGTGTGGGTAGGCTGAGTGATTTCATGTTCAACGATGAAAAGATGCTGGATGATTCCGTATGTGATAGCCCCGATGACGGAAAGGATGGCTAGGATGAACATTTTTAGTTTCCTTTGTGGGTGTGCCAGATTCGTATGATTCCTCCGGCGCGTGCGGCGCGGGTGGATGTCCTGAATGCGGGCGGCTGATTGGTGATGATTTTTTGGGCGGCGGCGAGGCGGAATGCCAGCCCCCACCAGTTCGGATGATCTGGTTCAGGTACGAGACCGTGCAGATCATCAGCGGTGATCGTGGTGTTCACAGCGGCTAAACGGTGGATCATATCGACCGTTTTTTCGAGCCATGCTTCCCGGTCTTGTTCTAGAGCTAAAGAGCGTGCCATGAGAATATTTCCTATCTAGTTTCAAAGTTCTTGTAATGCTGGTAGACACTTAGCGGGTCGTAGCGGATCGTGCGGCCGCGGCGGATGTAGGGCGGGTGCGTATCCGGGTGGCGGCGGCGATCGGCGGCGACTGCCTGTTCCGTGGAATTCAGCCACCGGGCGAGATCAGCGGTCGTCCACAGCATTGTTGGAACTGGTTCGAGCTGCCGTGTTTGAGTGAGTGTGTTAGGCAAGGTTTTTCAACTCCCTTTCCAAATCGTCCAGCTGGGCGGGCAGGTCTCCGAAAACTGACCCCATCATGTACCCATTCAGGAAGTCTTGTGCGCCGATTTGACGCGGTGAAATAACTAAGATCAACCAGGACACCAAGAGAAGCTGAATAATCCGTTCTGGATGCCCTTTTAGGCGTTCGAGCATGTCTTCTACGTCTGAATCGTCTCCGACTGCTGTTGCTACGACTGCCGATTTAGCTTTTTCGGCGATTTCGATGAAGTTTTCGCTGAGAGTACCGTAAACCGGTTCTCGCGTTTTATTGATGAAAACGTCGGTTGCTTCACGGCGCATGTCTATGATGCATCGGCGGTACAGTTCAACTGTGTTGAGCTGAAACTCCAGATCTTTAGTTTTGAGAGAGTCATTGAGGGTGAAGAGAAATCCGAGAGCTGCTCCTTCGGAAAAATGGAGGCTGTCATCGGCGAGATCCTGGAGCGTGACACCTGAGATAGGCTCCCAATCTGCGAGTTTGAAAATTTCTAGGGGGATCATGATTTTTTGACTCCTTCGAGCTGATTTTGGATTTCCCCGAACCTCCGAAAACCCTTCGCGTTACGTAACGTAACGATTTAAGATCTCGTGAGGGGATGGGGGTTTACTTTTAGGGTTTCTTTTAAGGGTTTATCTTTTAAGGGTTTAAGTAGGTAACTAGTACCGGGACTCAACGNNNTTCCGGTAACTAGTACCGGGACATTTTTTTATATCCACACCCTTATCAACAGGTTATGCACAGGTTTTACACATCTTTTTCCACAATCTCCTTATGCTGATTAGCATAATCTTCAAGACTTCGAATCTGCATATGCATCAAAGCCGATTCAGCAGTCTTACGAACTCTGTATTCCTGCTTGCGCCGCGTCTCAGCATTCTTTGCCTCGCTATACAGCACTGCACGCCTCGCTTGAGCTGCTGTAACCTCAGCAGCCAAAACATCGACATTGAGCACATAAACATCACGTACCGACTCAGCGCTGTTCTTCCAGACGTGAATGAATCCCCGCCGTCGAAGATCAGCGAGCGCCGCTCGTACTGTTTTGGGTGTTTTTTTTGCGTCGATGCTGAGTTGGTTTTGACTTTTCCAGACTCGATTTTCAGTTTTGGTGTTTGCCGTATTGGCAATTGCCATGAGGACACGAAATTGTGCGTCTGGCAGGTCGTGGAGGTTTGCAACCATTTCTGTGTATTCGCGCATTGGTTTCTCCTTATTGGTATCCCAATATTGGGATGATTGGTATAAAAATTTTACTCCTTTAGTGCTTCGGATTCGAACCCTCGAAATAGTTCCGAGGGCGTGGTATTCAAGAATTGTGCAACTTCGCAAAAGTGCTTGAGTGAGAAGCTTTTTTTGCCGTTGAGGTGGCGGTTTACGGTAATGAGTGATACACCTAGATGTTCGGCTAGTTGCTCCTGCGTCTTTCTTTGATGCTTGAGAACTAATCGAGTGGTGTATAGCACTCTCTCGTATTCGTTCATTCAGTTTTCTTTCGTTTGAGCTTATATACAAACTTTATCCCATTATTGGGATGTTTGCAACTCAAGATACTAAAATTCACCAAAATATTAAAAAAATATGCTATATTTTATATATGACAACGTCACGCAAATCTACAGCAGAAGTCACAGAATTACTTGAAGAAGTTCACACGGTTTTGCGGGCACATCTACAGGAGAAGAATATGTCTCAAGCCGAATTGGCGCGCCGAAGCAGTGTGCCCCGATCGGTCATATCCCGTGCATTAGGAAAAGATTCTTCTGTGTTGTCGCTTTGGCAATTCCAACTTATTTGTGAGGCACTGGGGATCAGCCCTCATCATGTGCTCCGAGATGCAGAAAAAATCATAGAATTGCGTCGTGAAAATCAGGCAGCACAGGCGCACCTAGACAAGCAAGAGGCTGAGCGTGTGGCTCGCGCCCGTGTGAGACACAACGAAATGATGCACTTGCACACTCAAAAAAATTACGATCTAGCCGCTAAACGATGGGAGGATGTCTAATTAGCCCGAAGACTTCCAGTTTTGCGTGACAATAGAAATTTTCGTCAAATATCACTCACGAAAGCATAACTAAATATGGCTCTTTACGATCCGTGGGCACACGCCCGCGAATTAGGTTTTCTCGTGCTGAATGAGCAGCCGGGATGCGGGCTTGCGGCCCTCTATCTAGGCGACGGCGTAATCATGCTGTCACCTAAACTATCGTGGAGACAGGCAAGGTGCACGCTTGCGCATGAAATCATTCATGCCGAACGTGATGACGAACCAATGCCCCATATGCACGATCTGGATGTGCGGCGCGAACGCTACTGCGACGTGGTATCCGCGCAACGATTGATCTTCCACCGAGACCTTGTGAAAGCTGCCTCTCACTATCCGGGGAACCCCTTTGCTATCGCCTACGAACTCGGTGTAACCCACAACGTTCTGAACACATACCTGCAGGAATACCACGCCGCCGCTGGTAAACCTATAATGGTGTAGACCCACAG